TGGACAAGAATATCCCCAATTTTATAATATGAAGTTAGGAAAAGCGAAAGCAAATTACGTTGATGCCAACACGATGACTCGTGAGGTCTTAATCTATGCTCCAACAAGGACAAGCGATGGTCAAGGTGGGTTTACTACTACATTTGCCCTACAAACCACAGTTTGGGGTGATTTAAGACCAGATAATCAATCTCGTGAGATAGGAGAGTCAGAATTACAATTCGACCAAAGAAACAGGCTTTATATTCGTTTTGGAGTTAACATAAACGATTCCTACGAGGTTGATGTTGAAGGTTCAAGATATACAATACATTCAATTAAGAACGTTGAGAACCAAAATAGGTTCTTGGAGTTAATAATTTACAGATAATGGGTGGATTTACATTTGATATAACAAACATATCTGAAGTTTTAGGTAAACTACAATCTTTTGATAAAAAAGTACAACAAGATGTAAAGGATGAGGTAAACGCATCAGCTTTAAACATACAAAGTGGAGCAAAGCGTTTAGCACCTGTTAATTTAGGTCAATTAAGAAATAGCATTTACTTAAAAGAACAAAAGGTTGATAAAGGATTTGTTTTTACTGTTGGTTCAAATGCTTCTTATGCACCTTATGTAGAATTTGGAACTGGTGGTAAAGTAAGTATACCAGCTGGGTTTGAGCAATTAGCAAGTGGCTTTAAAGGCAAAAAGGCTGGTACTTTTAAAGATATGGTTCAGGCTTTGACTTTATGGGTAAGAAGAAAAGGAATTGGTGGAGGTAATGATAAGTCAATAGCTTATGCAATAGCTATAAGCATACTAAAAAAGGGGATGCGACCACAACCATTTTTAATACCATCTTTTGAAACGGAAAAACCAAAGATGATAAATAACATAAAAAAAGCAATTGAAAATGTTAAATCCTAATATAGAGATAAAGAAATGGTTTTATACCAACTTGACAAGTGCAAGTGGATTGGTTGTTTACGATGGTTTTGCTCCAGAGGGTGCTGGTGATGAGTATATTGTTATGACTGGTAGAACATCAAGCCAAGAGCAAGGCAAAACAGGTTACACAAATAGTATTTTCATTACAGTTGATATTATTACAAAAAATGCTAACTTTGGTTATAAACGTGCTGAAACTATAAGCGATTTAGTGTTGGATGATATAAACTCTGATTCAGTTATAACCTTATCAAATGGGTTTACTGCTTCAAGTTTAAGTGTAGAAAGCATTAGAAACTTAGATGGCTTAAACCCTTTAGATAACGTTTTTAGAGTATTAATAACATATAACATAACCATAACTCAAAATTAAAATTAAATAAAATGGCAGAAACAAAAGTAAGCGGTAGAGATTATATACTCTTAGCTGACATTAACAATGATGGAACATACAAGCCTGTTGCTTGTTTGACTACTAACTCTTTGACATCAACTTTAGGAACAATTGATGCAACTTCTAAGTGTGGAGACCAATACACTCCGAATCAATCTTTTAACCAATCTTTCGAGTGTGAAGGATTTGCAATTGATGAAACAGGAACTCCTTCTAAAGAAAGCTATCAACAATTGTATGTTGCTCACTCTGCTCAAACATTGTTTGCAATTAAAATGGGTAGAGCCGTACCAGTAGCTGGTGATATTACTTATGGTGGAACTCCTACAAGTTTAGTTTTCATTAGCAACTTTAATGTTAACGCTGCTGATAAAGATGATGTGAAGTTTACTGCAACTTTCGTTGTAAGTGTACCTCCTATTACACAAACTGAAACACCAGTATAATAAAATAAAAAACTATGTTTGAATTAAAGACTAACAACAACACAATCCACCTAAAGTGGGGTACTTGGTCAATGCGTGAGTTTACAAAAGAAAACAATATCGGTATTGATGAGTACTTTAAAGTTCTTTCAACGGCTCAAACAAGTTTGGACATTATAGTTCAACTTGTTTACATTGGTTACAAATCTGCTTGTGTAAGTAAAAAAGAAGCAGTTGAGTACACAATAGATGATGCTTGTGAATGGATTGATGAAGTGGGTTCTATTTTTAGCGAACAAGGTCAAATAATTGACTATTTAAAATATGTTGTTGAAAGTACAGTCCATACCATAAAAGGTGCAGATAAAGAGGAAGAAAAAAAAAAGCCTAACAAAGCTAAACTGGGATGATATCTTAGTTAAAGCAGCGGAATGCGGAATAAGACCAAATGAATTTTGGGATATGACTTGGAAGGACTTTTCCATTATCGTTTTAGGTAAGGAAAGAAACGAGTTAAACGAATGGGCAAGGACAAGAAACCTTGCCAAATTGTACGGAGTAAATTAATAAAGATGGCAACAGACCTTTTAGATATTCAAATTAATATTGGTGCTAATACAGAAGATTTAGGTGCTGAATTAGTAAAAGCCGAAAATTTACTCAAGAAATTACAATCAGCCTTAAAAAAGTCGGTTGATGTTGGAGAAATAAATCAACTAACTGCAAAAATAAGTAGTGTAAATGGTGCAATAACACAATTAAATACAAGAATGGTTGGTGTTTCAAAACCAACTAATGATGCTACTCAATCTCTTATAAACTTTTCAAGAATTGCTCAAGATGCTCCATACGGAATTATGGGTATTGCAAACAACTTGAATCCAATGTTGGAGTCATTTCAACAATTAGCTAAAACTGAAGGTGGAACAAAAAAGGCATTAGATGCTATGCTAAGTGGACTTTCTGGTCCAGCTGGTATTGGTGTTGCATTGGGTTTAGTTTCTTCTTTAGCAGTAGTATTCCAAAAACAAATTACTGAAGCATTTGAAGGTCCAGCTGGTAAGTTGAAAGATTTAAGAGAAGAATTAAAGAAACTTAATGATGAAATTTATAAAATGGCTGGCTCTGCACAAGCAAGTCAAACATTGGGTACACAATTAGTTGGTCGTATTACTAATGAAAAATTAGATATAACTCAACGTGAAAATGCTCTTAGAAAGTTTCAAGAATTATATAGTCAAAATAAAGCGATAAAGGATTTAGAGATAAAAGACTTAAAAACTTTTAATGCTCAATATTTACAATCTTTAAATAATAAGGCAGCAGTACAACAATTAGAGGTAAGCAAAGAACAAAATTATATTGATGCTTTAAGTGCTGCAAACTCAAAATATAAAAAATTAGTTGAAGAAAGAGATAATAAAAAGAAAGAGACTTATGCAACTACTAAGCAATTAGAATCTGGTACAACAACAAAAATGCTTCGTTCTGCTATTGATGCCGAATATGTAGTGCCATTAAAAGAGGCTCAAGTAGATATTGCAAACGCTAAAGCATCATTATCAAGAACATTAGATGTAACTACTTTATTTGATAATTCTGAGTCAGAAACAAAAACTAAAACAAAGAAAGCTCCAATTGTAAATTATGCAAAACAGACTTTAGCAGAACTTAATGACTATGTAAAAAAGCTAAAAGATAAAGTAAAAGAAGCTGAGTTTGTATTAAAAAATGAATCATTTAAATTATTTGAATTACCATCTGAAAGAGGAGCAAAAGAAGATAAAAGAAAAGCATATTTTGAGAAACAAGCTAAAGATTTATTAGAATCAACTCAAAAAAATGGTGGTTTTGGTGCATATATGCAAGGCATATTTAAAAAGGACAAGAGTGCTATTGATTCTGATGAAGCAGAAAAAAAGAGAATTGATGATTTGAAAAAGTCATATATAAATTTTGCTGATACAATTTCTGGTAGTGTAACAAACTCTTTAATGGGTATGTATGATGCAATGCAAAGTGGTCAAAAACCATTAGATGCTATTGGAGATATGTTTGCTAATATAGGTAAACAAATAGCTGCTGCTGTTATTCAAGCATTAATATTTCAAGCTATATTAGAAGCGTTTCCAGCATTGAAGGGAGTTTTTGCTGCCACAGGTGCATTGAGTTCAGCATTTGGTGCTGCAAGGAATTTAGCACCAACTAATTTAGGTCAATCAAAGCCAACTTCATTTAATACAGGGAATATGACAAATAGTGTTAATTCTAATGGTCAATTTGTATTAAGAGGTCAAGACTTAGTTTTAGCAATGCAAAGGTCTAATTCTTCATTAAATATAATTAGGGGTTAATGGCATACGAAATAAAATATAGAATTACGGCAGCAACTAAATCGGATGTAACAAGCATACTTAACATTTATGAAGATGGTTACGCTGGTGCAATAATAGAATATCCTTGTGTTAGTTTACAAATACAATACATACCAAGAAGCGATGATGCTTTTGAGCCAATATATGTTAGCCAATTAGCAGTTGCTATTGATGTTACCGATGATGTGGCTAATATGCCTGATTTTACAACTTTGAACGATAGAAAATACTTTGTAAGATTAATGAGTGGTGCTAATATAGATTGGCAAGGATGGATACTAAGTGATAATGTTCAATACGTTTTTTCAACAGGTAGAAAACAATTAGCTTTTAATGCTATTGATGGATTAGGTATTTTAGAAAGAATACCTTTTTTTATTACAGATGATACAACATTAGTTGATATTTTTACTGCTATATTTTACATAAAGACTGCTTTATTAAATTTAGAATATCCTTTAGAATATGATATTATAAGTGGAGTAAGTTTTTATTCGGATGGAATGGATAATAGAACCGATGACCCAAGTGCTGATACATTAGGTCAATCTTACATAAATTATGCAACTTTTATTGATGATAATCAAAATGCAACAAATTGTCTTGATGTTTTAACTAAGATTGTTAGGTCGGTTGGTTCAAGATTATTTCAAGCAAAAGGAAACTTTTACATAGTTCCTTTGACTCAATTTGCACAAGACTCTTACTATGTTACTATTTACAATAGTGATGGAAGTGTATTTGATGATGCTATTTATGAATCAACAGGAAACATTGAAGGTTTTGCTGCTAATACAAGCGGTTTATACTTTGTAGATAATAGCCAATTTAAGCTAATCAGAAAAGGATTTAACAAGATTAGATTTGATAAAGTAATTGAATATCCTAATAATTACATTACTAACTGGGATTTAAAGAATTATACAGTAGTAAGTCCAACAGTAGGAAATGCTTTTTCTTGGGAAGAAGAAAGATTTGTTGATGGTATTATTTATGTAAAGTCATACCCTGAAAAAAGTTCTAATTCTTTTATAATGCAATATTCTATTTCAAATCCTTATACTGCATTAGTAAGACCTATTAACTTGCCTAAAGTAAATACAAGTGATGTTTTAACATTAAAGATGGATGTAGCTGGATTAGGAGTACCAGCAAGTGGACCAGATGCTTTGTTTATTCTTAAAATATTAGTTGATGATGGAGTTAGTTCAGTATTTTTAGACAATAATAAGCAATGGATAAATACAACTTTTAATGACCATTATTATTTTGTTCCATTTAGTTCAACTGACCCAAAGATTAACTTAGATTTAGTAATGCCATTATTACCAATTGGAGGTGATTTGACTATTGAGTTAATTTTATGTGATAACTCTGCTCCTTATTGGAAATCAACTGTTGGTTCTATTGAAGCAAGTAATTTTCAATTAACTATTGAAACATATTTTAAGCAAGTAACAACAGAAAGTTTTATAACTGATTCAAATGAATATGTTTTAGAAATTGACCTTCCTTTAGGTTTTAATGATATAAACGATGGATTCTTTTCATATAGAGGGTTTTTAAGCGATGTAGATGGTTTAAACTTAAAGAATTGGTACAGACAAGAATATCCTACTGATATTTATAGAAGCCTAAGCGAGTTAGTAGTCAAGCAATATTCAAATTGTTTAAATAAGAACATTATTAACTTGGATGCTTCTTTTATGGGTATGGAAACAACGGATGGTAGATTTAGTGGTGCAATGAGAATAACGGCAAGTGATACTGACCCAGCACAAATAAGTGTTGAAAATAAAAATTACATAATAGGTAATTCAACTATTGATTTACCAAATGATGTTATTACGGCTACTTTATTGGATATTAATCCTGATAATATAGAAACAACAATGACTACTGTTTATGATAGTAATAGCTTACCAACAGAGGTTACAGGATATTCTCACGTTAGGTCTAATGGTTATTTGACTAAGGAAGCTGCTCTTGCTGCTCCTTTAACAAGTAATTTAGTTTACTTAGAAAACATTGGTGTTCCTTCGGTTGGAGATTTCTTCTATCAATCTGAATTATTAATTGTTGGATTTAATGGTGCTGGTATTTGGTGGAAGGTTTTAGTAACGGATACTTACTTCCAAGCATACAGAATAAGTGGTGCTGGGGAAATATTAGAAACATTCGGATAATTGATTAAATTTGTAATATGGCAGCAGTAAATGGTAAAAACGTAATGCTTTATTGGCATAGAACAGATGTAGACCCAGAGGTGGATGTTGCATTTGCTTGTAGTACAAATTGTGCTTTTAATGTAAGCGTAGACCAAAAAGAGGTAACAAGCCAATCAAGTGCTTGGTTTAGAGAATTTAAGAACGATGTAGCATCTTGGAGTGTAACCTGTGATGGGTTAATTACTTTGACTGGTTTTTCTTATTTATTTATGTTAGACAAGCAATTAACAAGAGAGCCAATAGAAGTTAAGTTTGTTGTTGATAATGGAGTTGATGGGTTGGTTATTATTAACGGAATTTGTAATATAACAAGTTTAGCAATTAACGCACCTATGAGGGATGTGGCTACATATAATGTGAGTTTACAAGGTAGCGGAGCATACAACATAACAGGAACACAAGTAGACCCAAGCGGAGTTATTATCGTAGGTGCTAACCCAGTTAAGACAAAAGGTTACACGGCAAGTGGTGGAGAAAC